GTGTCTGTACTGTGTAATATTCTTTCATACTTTCCCAATATGTCTTGTTCTCCTTCAATCTCATCCCGTTACTCCTGGTTTTAATTTCAAACATTATTCGCATTCCTTCATTTTCCAATTCTAATGTTTTTCTAATATTGTCGAGCATCACGTCTTGTTTCTCTAATCTAGCCACTTGTACTGGGTATTGGTTTCTCAGCACTTCATACAATTTATTCCAATGCCAGGCGGCTACGTCAAATACATCTATCCCTTTGTAACTGGCATTGAGGGATTGGGCTTGTTGTTGGGCATATACGGCTAGCATTGGCAAGTTGTACATTTTGGTTTTTCGAGCATATAAAGATAAATTGTACAACTTCGCTGGGTTACGTGTTAACATTATCTTATCAGTATCATAGTACCAGCTTCTTAAACTACAAAATTTAAATGTTGTTGGGTCACCTATTTCTAAGAATTTGTTTATTTGTCCAATCCCATATACTCTATTATCATATTCTGGTTCACCTGGTTTCGGCTTAAATTTGGATAAGAAGTAACGCTCATAAGCAAGCCGAATTAGTTCATCGACAATATTAGTCCTATACATAACGGAGTAATCATCTCCCTTACTAAACAGTATATAATCTTGGTCATATATCCATCCCATCTTGTACTGTACAAATCTGTTATACATGGCCATCCTCATTGTGTTCATCAAAGTGGTGTCACAATCTCCAGAAAATACTGTTCCTAAAACTGTGTATCGCATCAGTGTGTGTTTCTTCTTTGTGTTATGGTCCATTGTTACTATGTTCATGGTCTTGTATATGGCCTGGGAGATCATTCTAAATAGTGGCTTTGGCACATGGTAAACCTTGTCTTCTATAAGTCGGTAAATATATCTATCCAATTCTTTACATGTCACATCTTGGCTATTATCAAAACCACTTCCATCTCCTTCTACAATCTTGGAAAAACCATTGGCTATGTGTTTGTTAATTTCATTCTGGATTTCAGTTAGGTTTTTCCCTCCACAATAGCCTTTTAGCTTTCTGGCGAATAGGTCTTCAAGGTGCCAGCAAACTGGCCCCATTACATATTTTATCAATGGTGGTATGGAACAGACCATTCG